TCGTGATATAATTCCTCAAGACCCTTTATTGTATTAACTTTATATTTTTTGTTTGATGGATCTTTTACTACCTTTCTTTGAAGTACTCCTGGGTTATTTTCATCTTCTCCCTCAAGAGCTTGTTGTGATTGAATGAAATTTACTATAAGATCTCCTGAGTTATCAACGTAAGCGCCTTGTACTTGTTTAACTTGGGATTTTCCCCCGTCACTGAAACTAATTTCACTAAACCCTAAATCTGCTACTGAAATATCCATATTCGGAGGGGTTGTTGAAAGAGGATCACGGTTTGCTGCATTTGTAGATATTGTATTAACCATAGGAACAAGATCTAATGTAGCTTGTGTTCTTTGAGCGGCCCAAGTTTGAGCTTCATTTTTTTCATCAAGATATTTTACCAAAGCAGCTGAGGGGCTTCCTCCACCACTAGCTTTTGCTGGCGGAACATAAGCCTTATTTAATAAACCTCCATCCATTACATCTTTCTTAACACTCTCATGATATATTGCAGCTTTTGTAATAGCTTGACCATCATGAATACTTTTTATTACTTCAGCAGGTGTCTTTCCTTCTAATTCTAATACAGATTCCTCATATCCTTCTGATACACCCGCGTTTTTAAGAAGGGTTTTATTTGCTTGGAAATTTTTAAAGACCTTATTAAAATCATCACCTAATATAGATTTAATTTTTTCAGTACCCATATTCATATTGCTATTTAATATTAATTTTAGTTTACTATCATCAATATTTTCAAGTGAAGGTACTGTTCTTTTTAACATATTTATTGCGCCTTGAGAATTTGTTTTTAGATACTTTATCCCATGATTAGCATACAACCCAGCTAACTCACTTTCTTCATCAACTACTGCCGCATAGGTCCCATCCGCGTTTGGTTGTATTGTCTCATAAACCCCTTGGTCGTTCTTTATATAAAACGAGTCTGTTTTTATTTGCTCTGCAATACTTCCATGTAAGTGATCTTCAGGTCTAAGCACTTGTGCTTTAGTTGAACCAGGTTTTAGAGATTCTTCTACTTGTAAATCACTTCCTTTATTTGCTATGGCTGAAGTCACTTTGTTTACAGCAATAGTACCAATCTCTTCATCCCTCGCATCAATACTCTCTCGCATTTGTTTAGTATTAGTACCCATTATTCGGGATAAGTCCGCGGCGGAATATTCTTTTATTACATTACCCTTATCATCAAAAACCTTTAAACCGGAATCCCAACCCATTGGAATTTTTTTATCTTTATCTCCTTCTATAAATTTAATACCAGTATCTATTCGACCTGCTTCAACAGCATTTTTAATTATTTTTAAGTCATCATAATGATCACTATTTTTATCAACATCTTTACCAAAGTCCCACTCTGGATCATATATCTTATTATACATAGCATTAATAGGAGCCATTTTGTCGCTAAAATCATTTTCTAGCCTTTTTAAATCCATATCCCCCAGCATTTTTCTACCGCCTGTAAATAAACCACCTATTCCTTTACCACCAGGTTCTATTTCTAAAGCCTTTTTATAAAATTTATCTAGTTCTCCTTCTAATTGTTCTCTAGTTTTTTGACTATTTGCTATAGCTGCCTCGCCTTTTTTTCTCATTGCATCAGCTCTCTCCTCGACACTCGATACATAATTTTTATCCTCTTCAATTTTCCTCTGGCCTTCGGCAAAGCCTTCTTTTAAACCTGCTTGAAACTTTTTATCAAAGTTTTCAAAACCTGTTGCGAAGTCTGGCGCGTTTATTAATCTTGGATTTTCGTATGCTCCCATAATTACGGTAGTTTATTTAAATATTGTTGATATTGTACTTGACCACCAAGTGTTCCAAACATGCCACCTATACTCCCTAGAGCAGTGCCCATCATAGAACTGGCTTGTCCTTGAAGTTGATTTGCTTGCATTTGTGCATTTTGTTGTTGACCAGCTAATCTATTTAGTTTTTGCATATCTCTTTTTTCTTGTGCTCCAAACATAAATGCTTTACCTTGTGCTTCAGCACCTTGTACTCTAGCTCCTTCTCTCATTTGTAACATTTGCATTTGTTGTTCACCTTGTGCCCTTAATTTCATATTAGCCGCTTCTTGTTTTTCTATATCAGCTGCAATACCAGCTTTTGATCTTGATGCTGCTTGTGCTAATGCTGTTGCACCACCCGCTCCAGCTCCTGTCGCTCTTAATGTATCTAAAGTAGTTGCTAATGAAATATCTTGTTCCCTAGCCTTCAGTTCCGCGGCCTCGGTTGCTACTTGTAAATTTTCAAATGGATTTGAAACCATACCACTTAAATCTTTAACATTAGCATATGGATTTATAACTGCTTGTCTATTGTTTTCTAAACTTGTTATTTGTCTATTTAGCCTCGCAGCTTCCGCTCGTTGCCTACGCATTTCCCTTCTAGCTTTACCAGATCCAATAAGGCCACCGATTAAACTAACACCCATGCCTATTAAAGAACCTCCGCCACCGCCGAGAAATTTACCAAATCCTGATTCTGCAAAACTCATAATTTTTTATTTTGATGATATTACAACCTCGCTTGAAGTTGCAAATAATTCTTGTTTACTATTTTCTGTTGTTTTTAATGTAACATTTAAGTACATCCCTTTTAGACCAGAAACATCTGCTCCAAATAATATTTCATTTTCTTGTCCTGCTATTGAAGCATTTTGTAATACTGAAAAATATTTATTTTCTTTCTTTTCAAACATTGAAGGTAATATATTTACGAATACATCACCATCTCCATCATAACCAAAATCAAATTGATATTTAGCTACGTCTGCGCCCATGTCTGTATAATTAGCACCGTCTAAATCTGTATAGATGCTTTCAGCAGTCCACCCTGAAGTTCCTTCATAACCTACTGTTTTGAAGTTTTTAATTATAGATCCGTCCATGTTAACCACTGCTGTTATACTAGATGCAACAGCAGGTTGCCCATAAAACACATTATAATCAGTATTTTTATAATGAATATATACATTTCCTTTATGGAAAGTGTACATGTTATTATTTAATGTAAATCCAGCTTCTGGATAATAACTATAAAAACTTGTCCAACCTTTTGAAGTTTCGTCGAAAGCAATATTTTTATTAGTTTCTTTTAAATGAAGAATGTATTGATCTTTTACGTTATCATACATTCCAATCATTTTTGTATTTAGTTTAAGATTATCTTTGAAATAATCTCTCATGCCATAATTAGATACCTCAGTTAAACCATCTCTTGTTAGTCTTAAAACAACACCTCGTTTTTTATCTGTAAAGTATTTCCTATTTCCTTTAACAGCAAAACTTTCTGGATTTAAACTTATACCATATATACCTAAATATGTTCTTACTTGCCCAATAACTATATTAGAAGCTGTTGATAATGGTTGTCCTTCAGCTGTAAATATAAAATCTTTATTTATACCAGCAGCATTACATTTATCTTCTTGTAATATAAATAACTCTCTATCCTCAGCATGTAACTTCTGTATTGAGCCATCTGTTATATCTACTGCTTTTGTAATATTAGCGCCAATAGGAAATTGGTTTGTTTCGTTTACTCCAGTTTTTGAATTATAAATACCAGAATAAATCATTGCGTTTTTTCTATCTATAACAGTATAGTCATCATTAGAAGCGTAAGCCCTAACACCTAAGTCCATTGCAGTTTCATTAAAACCACCCTTTATTCTTGCTTCTTCTATATAATATCTTTCATTAGAGACATCACCAGTATTTGCAAAAGTAACACTTTTGACAAAGATAGAGTTAAAATAACCGATTTCTAAAGTTTTAGACATATTATTAATTATTACATATTTTTATGATTCTCTAACAACTATAACCACTACAATTATTATCATACTCAAGATCATCAATGGTTCCAGATGTAACATAAATACTTATACCAGTTCCATCACTACCACCAACTAGCTGTTTTACAATAAATCCATGAGTAAACGCTGTTGTTAAAGCCGCGTCTGTATACACTAAATCATTAAGCTGTGGTGTTAAACTAGATGATGTGTTAGAAGTAGGCCTTTTTATATAGAAGTTTTGTGTTGATCCATTGCCACACCAAGCATTACATAAAGCAGTACCACCACTAAATCCAGTTGAGAACCTAAAATTACCATAAAAGTAACCACCTATTGTAACATTACAAAAAGCAGTGTCTGTATTTGTTCCACTTTGGCCACTATTATCATTAGACATAACAGTTACCTTATAAATTTTACCAACTTCTTCAGCAGGGAAAACATGATTATTAGGGGATACAGCGCCTGTAGTACTATTAATAGCAAATTTATTTTTATGCGTATTATTAGTTTCATTAGCGCCAGCCGCGTCGTATGTAACACTATCTATAGTATAAGTAATGTTTAAGTTATCTTGATCTGTATCTGCACTACCATTTACTGAAGACGTAGGGCTAAATATAGTGGATGCCGCGGCAAAGTGTGCATGGGTAGCTGTTGCTGGCACAGCTAGAATAGGTGCATTGTTTGTTATTGTTATTGCAAAATCTTTTTGTACAGATTGATTACTAGTATTAATAGCTTTAATTCTTACTGTATAATCAATATCAGCTGATCCACCAGCATTAAAATAATATTTACTATTTGTTATTTTAAGTTGTTGTTGGTTATTACCAGGATCATGTATACCAAAAAAGTTGTTTGCTGTTGTATCAATTTCTACACCATTCTTTTGGACATTAACAACAGAATAAGTTATACCTGAATTGGCTATTTGTGCCCCATCTTGATCAAATGTTTGAAGATGTGTTGAACCTACAACATTTCCAGCTGCTAGCGCTTCAGCTAAATCACTTGCTCGTGTTCCATCACTAAATTTTATATCTGATGGTAAACCACCACCTGCTGTACCACCACCAATAGCATCATTTAATTCTGATATTAAACCACAAGTTACTGTTTCATAATATATATCTAAAGAACTTTCAAATGGTTTTGTTTCCCATACAGTAAAAGGACCAACGTTACTAACCCCTGTTAATGGACTTTGATTTGTAGCAGATATTGGATTTAAATTAAATCCAAATCCATCGGGCAATTTAGCTAATAATGGATTACTTCTCCAGTTATAAAATGGTAAATATGTGTGCCCTTGTTCTTGATCACTACCAGTATAACCAGTAGGATTAACCAATTCTAATCCGTGATCCATAGCTTTACCAACGCTTATAACATCTAAAAGTGGAGAATCTGACATAACATCTCCTAAATCATTATTTACTTTAGGATATAAACTTACATCAGTTGGAAACACTGAATTATCGTCTTCAGATTGTTGAGCGGTATCTCTAGGTACTTTATTTATATTATCAGAATGTAAAACTAACCAAGTGGCCTTATCGTCATCGCTCCATAATAAACCTGAATGCGCTTTTAAAGTTTTAGAATCAGGTAAACTATCCATTGCTCTTGGGGCATATACATTATAATAATCTTGTTCTTGTTGTTTTACAACAATTTTATATGAATACCATCCAGTTGGGTTTGTTGAACTGTATAAAACAGATGTACCCGATGAATCTGAAGAAGGTATTTTTTGATTGAATGTTATTTCTAAAGCTTCTCCATTCCAACTAGGGCCTGTTTCAGAACTACTTTTAGCCGCTACTTTTATTATAGATTTTTCAGCATCATCAGATAAAAATACAGGGGATTGTCTTCCGTATTTGTCAGCTAATACAACTCCAACTTGATATGACCTTCGGCTTTTAATAGTATGATAAGGGTATTGTGTGCTAAATTTTTGATCATCATTTTTATCACTTACAGTAACATTATAATCAAAAGAATAACTTAAATCATTATCATAAGGTTTATTATTAGGATTTTCTTGGAAGTTACCATAAACAACCCTATTGCCAATTATTTCTTGTGCTTTAGCTTTAGTAGGAACATTATCATATACTCTTGTTAATTGTTGTTCTGGTAATGTTTTATATGGTAAACTACCTTTATAAGTATAGTTATATATTTTATCGCTACCCACACTGGCATCAGTTATATCTAATTGAGCTATACTTTTTATATCAGGCCTATCGGACTCTTTCATTAAAAATTCAATCTTTTCAATTTCAAATTCAGCAGTAGGATTTTCATGAGGAAATTCTACTTGTAAATTAACATGCGAAGCATCATTCATAAAACTTGCTAACTGCGTAGTTGTTGCAGCTAATGTTTCTTGAGCTGTTGTTAAGCCAGCCGCATTATGATTTGTATATGAATCATTATAAGTTTGAGGTATAAAACAATGTTGTGTAAAAGGCGATATTAATGAATATTCACTATCTTTAAATTTAAACCTATAAGCAAATCTAGCAAATTTTTCTTCAAGTCTATTATTTTGATTTAAAAAAGTTATCACATCCCCTACACTTAAGCTTACATTCGCATCAACAGTAATGGTTAAACCATCATCACTTATCGAAGCAACCTTAGCTTCTAAAAAAACCCCACTAGCATTATATAACTCTTGTCCAACATGAATTTCATGACTTGTATCTGTAGCAGCATCAATTTTTAATTCTTTACTAGAACTAGGCGCTGGCGCAACTAAAGTCGCTTTTGTTTTCAATGCTTGCATTCCACCATGCTCCGTACCATCGACTTTCCTTAAAACTTTAGGCGCTGAGTATGGAAAATATTTTGCAACAGATATTTTATCCTCATTGTCATAGTGCGTTTTATCAGCTTTAGCAGTTATAGTATTTATTTTTCTTGGTTGGTTTTTATCATCAGTCCAAAATAATAAATCATCTATTAAATTAACACCTGTTATTAAAAAGTCTTCATCAAATTTTAAAAAATTACTAGAATTATCTATTAATACTACGGGTGCAGTAGCACTGCCTTCTTGATAATAATATATATTATCTTTATGTGCTGAATTACCTTTTACAAAATAGTATATTGAATTCGCTGAATTTTTTTCTTCACTATCAGCAAAATAACCAATAACAGTACCAACATCCCCTGTCATTAATAAATCCTCTAGTCTTAATGTTAAAACAACACTCGTAGAGCCTCCAATTGCAGGAGTACCTTGAGTTTTACTTATTGTTATAGTATCACCAACTTTATATCCAGATGCTGAACCACTTAAAGTAACTTTAGTTACCGTGTTGTTATCTATTATGATATTAACCGTTCCACCGACTCCACTACCGCTTGTTAAAAAACCAGATGTAACACCAGGTGTGCCACTATATCCAGCCCCAGCGGCATTAGTTCCATCTGTTGTGTTTGTAGTAACAATTTCTGCAGCAGAACCTGTTAACATATCTTCTGCTCTTAAAGTTAATACAACGCTTGTTGATCCACCTATTGCAGGAGAACCTACATCTTTACTTATTGTTATGGTATCTCCAGCTTTATAACCTTTTCCAGCAACATTTATAATTACTTCTGTTACAGCACCTCCAGTTATTTTAACAGTAATATTACCTCCAATACCATTTCCATTAGTAGTAAAGCCAGATGTTGAACCTATAGTTCCACTATAACCAGCTCCTGCTGAGTTTGTTGCATTAGAACTATTAGTAGTTACAATACCTATACTAGGAGTGCCAACTTTTAATTCTCCTATAGTTTGTGTTCTATTATTAAATGCACCAACTGTGTAATTTAATTTATTACCTAAAATATTTTGTGCAGTACCTACATCGGAACCTTCAGACTTGGTTACATGTACATTCTGCGCATCAAAGTATTCTCCGTTTTTTAACAAACGAGCATCAAGGTCTTTATTCATTTTACCTTCTAAAAAGGTATTCTTGATTTCTGGCATATTTACTATTTAATTTGTTTAGACTTACCTCTCATTGTCTGAGTAATTTCCTCAGTTTTTAAATTTGATAATCTTATTTTAGCATTACGCATTGCTGCTCTTTTTTCTTTTCTAAATCTATTTATAATATACTCAGGCATATTAGCTTTAGAAGAAGCTATACCGTGAGTTATGTATTTATATATTGCATCTTCTGCAAATTTATGTACTTTTATTTCTTCATTAGTTGCTAAACTATCAGATATATATCTAAGTGTTATTACTTTTTCAGCTAACTGACTACTAAAATTAATAGTACCACCAGCTTCATCAATTATAAACATTCCGTTTTCTTGTGTAGTTTCAGCATTTAATCCATGCCTTGCACCATGTAATGAAACCCTATCCACAGTAGTATCATGTACACTGTAATTTATTTTTTGATTTGGAACTGATCCTGTAATTTTAGTTGTATCTAAATCTTTAAATCTAGCATCTATTATAGAAGATCCAGTTAATGGTTTACCATCTGCATCAAACATATAATTAAAGTCTTCATCTTGTAAAAGTGGTTGTGAAGCTTTTGATGTAATTCTTGTCGGGTGAATTAATCTTTCTATCCCTGAATCATCTACCCATGATATTTTAACATAGTTAACATAATCATTAGGCATCGGCATTGCTAAACTTGGTCCTAATTCAATTTCTTGTATTTTCTCAACTCTTGATATATCGTAACTAAATTCCTGTATACCACGCTGAGCATGAAACATTATATCAGTTTTCTTAGCACTATCTATAATTTTTCCATCACCTACATAAGCAACTAAATAGTTGTTTATAATATCTTTTAAAGTTATATGTCTATAACTACCTAAAATAGTATTTATTAATGCCACTCTTACTACATCTTGTGCGGCTCTTGCTGTTGTAAAAGTTATTACACCATTAACATAAGTAAACCCTGTTGACACCTCAGAATCATTAACATATAAACGAAACTTGCCATTATCATTTTTAATGGCTATTTCTATATCTTCAGTTAATGTAAATTGAGTTTGATTTGCTTCGGCAATAAATACCTGAGCAGATTCGTAATATTGATATGCTGATGTTGTGAGTAATGCCATTATCTAGTTATTTCAAGTTGTATTTTCTTTTGTTCCTCTTGCCCTGCTATTTGTATCAATTGGGGATCTTTTACTATTATACCTGCGTGAGCAAGTATTTTTATAACTAAATTAACTTGTTCAGATTTATGTAGTTCAAAGTCATATGAACTTGATGCTTGAAAATTATAAGCATTATTAGCTGTTCTCGTAAAGCCCCATTTAGGTTCTTGTGGAATTTTAATATAATCTATCTGAGCAGACGTTAATGTAGTGGGTAAAAATTTTATTTTGGTACTCATAGATGGCGTTGCTGTGTTAGCAGTTACCGCTTGATTTGAAGTGCTTGCGGATGCCGATTCTAAATAATATACCGGATAGTCTAAGGTAGGCTTAGTTAATTTTGAAGCATTTATATAAGACAATTCAGATTTTTTAACTTCTTGTAGATTAATTGTTCTATCACCTGATGTTATATTTATAATTCTATATATATCTGCTGGTAAAGTTGAAGTGCCTGTTGATATACTTAATGTAGCTTCTTTAGATAATATATCTATTTTTTCTTTTATGTTTCTTGGCAAATCTCCATATTCATCATTTACAACAAAACTTTTCTTTCTATTCAACGCCCTGTTGTAATCAAAAAATGATTTTTCAAGTAAGTCTAATTGCACTTGGCCACCTATTTTATTAAACTGGTCAGGTGTTAAATATCCTCTACCTTCTTTATTCATTATCGAAAGGACGGTTCTATATACTGCATTTACTGATATTGCCATAATATTTTTTTATATAATGATTAAGCCGCCGTAGCGGCTGAACCACTATCGACTTATTTTAGTCTTTTTTCAATTGTTTGGTAAACTTCAACACCTTCATCTGTTTTAAACCATACAGCTAAAGCTGAATATGGATTTTCATCAAATGGAACTGTCATAAGTTTTCTATCATTAGATCCCCACGTAAATGTTCTTTGGTCGTTGGAAAGCTTTATAATATGATTTTCTACGGCTTTTATACCTAAGTTTCTAATATTAATGTTTTCGTCTTCGACTAATTCTAAGAACAGTTCTGGGTTTCTTTTAGCAAATAGTAATAAATCTCGTTTAAGTTCCTTAGAAGCCATCTGAGATACCTTAGATCCCAATTCTGACCTCAAAATTGCCTCTGCGTGATCAACTTCGATATTTTGTGCAGCTGTTAAAGCTGTAATTTCTAATTGAAGTGTATCTAATTCATCTTCTGCAATTTGTACTGCATCATACTCTTGAAAATGCGTTCCATTTTTTGGATGAACTAAAAGAAATTTTTGTAATGTTTGCTGTTCTTTTGGTACAAAAAGTTTACCATCTCTAAAAGAAATATGTGATAATCTTTGGCTACCTTTCATTTCGTCTATAAATATTGTGTTTTGATTTTGACAATATTTAACTTCTCTTTCATATCCTTTCTCTGCATCAAAATGCAAAATTCCTCTACTATTTAATATGTATGTAATAGGTGTATCAGTAATAGTTAATTCATACAACCTATCTTTTACTTCCCATTTTGGTTTTTTAACCTCAATAGGTTTTGTTTTTGGTGGAGCAACCATTACTGGTTCCTCAGCAGCCACCTCTGCTTTTTGTTTTTTTGCCATAATTTAATAAAATAAAAAAGTTAAAATAAAGGTAGGGTGCCGAAGCACCCATCCCTTTAATAAATATTAAGAATCAAATCTTATGAAGTTGTTTGCAGCTTGCACTACTAAACATCTTTCAGATAGATAATGAATCTCCATTTTGTCAAAGCCAGTTGTTGCAGCTCCAACAGAACCAGTAACCCAAGTTTTCAGTTTTCTGTCATCAGCTTGAGAAGCTCTATATCTTACGTGTAAGAAAGGTCTTCTAACATTTGCAGCTAATGTTTGATCATAAACTGAAGAACTACCAGCTGGAAGTAAAACTCCTTTTAAACCTCCTGTTAAACCTCTTGTAGATTTATCGTTAAGATATTTCCAGTCAGTTTTATAGAAGTCGTAAGAACCTCTTCTAAATCCAGAGAAACCAAGATTAAGTGCCATTTCTTCAGAGTTGTTAAATACACCCCAAGATGTACCACCTGAATAGTAAGCGTTTAATCCTGCTAATAAGTCATCCATTACGATGTTAGCATCTCTGTCTAAGAAAAGCATGTTTTCCTCGATAGCTCCTTGTTTGTCTAATTCTTTCAATAAGTCATCCCATTCACCGATTTCTGGTGATGCGTTGAATTGTTGAGTTGCTACGATACCTCTACTACCGATAGCTGAAAGTAAACCTTCAGATCCATCAGGAATATCAGCATCAGCGCCTGCAGCAGATTTTTCAGCTTCGATTAATGCCATTTCCATGTAATCATCGAATCTAACGTTTGTATCGCCGCTAGCTTTTAAGTACCATAAGTATCCGCCTTGACCACTTTCGCCAGTAACTTCAACCCACCCAATTTGAGCAGTATCAGAACCGTTGATTTCAAAGTGATCTTTAAGGATCATTGGTTTATTTGTAAAAGTTTTGAACGAAGGCTCAACTGATTCAGTCATTGCGTCAGTGCCTTTCTTAAATTCAGAACCGTAAACGAATAACTTGATTGTTTGCGTTGCACTTCCACCTGAAATAGTAGAAGAAACGTTAGTTACGTTAGCAGCCCCATAAGGTTTAAGTACTGGGTTTGCGCCCACTGATTTTACAAATGCTTTAAACACAACACCTGCAACTTCACATACAACTGTGTTACCAATTCTTAGTGAGTGTGCAATATCAGAACCACTTGTGTTGTCAATATCTTTAATTGCAGCTAGTGATCCACTTGCGATAGTTACTGTTGCTTGATAAGCGATGTGTAATCTCCCTTGTTCAGACCAAATTACTTGATCAGATTGCATCGGCATTTCTGCTCCTGCCATTTTTAAGAATCCAGCTACGGTTCTATTACCGTATCTTTCAACTTCTTTTTCATACAATTCCGGTAAGTATTGTTTTGCCCATCCGTCATTCTGAATGTCTAAATAACTACCTGCAGTAGTCATTTTAGTAGCATTCGGAGTGGCTAAACTGGCTACCGCCGGTCCTGTAAATACATTATTGTTTGCCATTTTTAATTAATTTGTTTTGTTAATAATTTTTGAACTTTAATTTTAGCCCTGAATTATCATCCCCGGAAATAGCTTTTACCTTAATACCACCAGCATCAACAAAACCATCAGCGGTTTTACGCGGGTTCATATTGATATTTTTTGCATCTGCTGTCATTTGTTTTACAGCATCCGCTTTACCTTGTTGGTAAAAATGATTTGCTATTGAGTCGGGATTGGAAGCAGTAAATAAAGCTTTGTGGAAATCACTTGTGTTGGTCAAAAGATTATTTTTGTCAACGTATTTATCAAAGACACTTGATAAATTTTGTGTATCCTTAACTTTATTAGCATCCTTAACATTGAATCTATACTTCTTGTCTCCGACATTGAAATTAAAACCTTTAAAATCTTTGTCAAAAAACTTGTTAGTTTCTTGTTTAAAATGTTTTGTTTGCTTCTCTAATAATTGCTCAGCTGATTTTTGCTCAGTATTATAACGATTAAAAAATTCTATAGCTTTTTGTTGTTCAGGTAGTAACTTAGAACCCAACTTGACTTCTTTGTAATACTGATCCTTCAACCCTGTCAAAAAGTCTTTAGCATTTGCAACCGCTTCTTTGTGAGCTAATTTTTTTCTTCTAACATCTCTTTCTTCATCTATTTCATCATCATATTCAAAACTATCTTCTATTAAAAAAGATATTTCATCATAACTGAGATGTGGTTTTTTGTGTTTGTAATATTCCCTTAATAAAGTATCGTTATCTACATTAGCATAATCTGCACTTAATCTTACATAATCTTCTAATGTTCCACCAGTTTCTTCCATAAACTTTACTAAGTCTTGGATATTTTCTGGTAAATCTACAGGTTCTTGTGTTTCTTCTTCCTGTGATACTTCTTCTTGTTCCGGTGTGGCGTCGGTAGCTTCAATGCTTCCATCCACTCCTGTCTTGTCAATATTATTGGTTTCATCGGTTTCTTCTATTATTTCTTCAAGAATAGGAGAGTCTATTTCTTCTTCAACTTCTTCTTGACCTTGTTTAGTTTCTTTTTCGTTGCTTTCTTGTAAGGCATCTTCTTGATTTTTATCGGTTTCACTTAAATTAACTTTGTACATTCCAGATTCCTCATCAAATTTAGAATCTTTCTGTACTACTTCTTCTTTTTCGGCTGGAGTCATTATTTCGTCTTCCAACACTTTTGCTTTAATTTCTGCCATAATAAAATATTATATAATTGTTAAAAAAATTTATCTTGGATCAAATTGCTCTAACCCAAATCCACCTAAGTTATCAAATCCAGCGGATTCAAACCTTTTAGGGGCTTTGCCAGATTTTCTCTGGTCTATTAATTCACTTTGTTGAGAAGCTTGAATTTTTGTTCGTTCATCTTTACGATCTTCTTTATACTTCTCTTTATCATTAATTACATTCGATTCAACTTCTTTAAGCTTCATATTCAAATCAAATTCAAATTGCATTAATTCTTTTTTAATAGCCGCTTCTCTTTCTAATTTTTGAATATCAAAACCAGATTTAGCTTGTTCTATTTGAACTTTACTTTCAGCAATACCTTGCTGTTTTTGGATCTCAGCCGCAGCAGCAGCTTGAGAAGACTCTTGATTAGCTTGAGATTGAGCTTGTATATTTTCTTGCTGTATTTGTCTGTCTTGGTCAAATTTCTTTTTTCTTCTTATTTTTAATAATTGATTAGCAAGTTTTAAATTTCTAACTTCTCTAACATCAATAGCGTCTTCAAGGTTTATAGCTTGTTGTTGAATAGCCATTTGAATGTTATTTTCAAGCAGGGCTTTTTCTTCTTCATCAGGTGCTAATTCTAAAAATACACCGAAATCATGTATATGTAAGTCTTTAATTTCATTTAAATTACCTACATTTATTTTACCCAATGTTTGCATAAATTGATTACTAGTATTAGAATACTCCAATACATCTGATATCCTTAGCGATACCGCTTCAGCTGTTTTTAATGTTAAATATAAACCACCCTGTAATATATGTCTAGTGGCCGTATTGCTATTAGCAGCTGCTAATTTTTGTAACCCAACTAAAGCATGTTTATCTGGTGTACTACCATCTCTCGCTTCATTTAAACCGGTTACATCTCTCATCATTTGTAAATACATATTATAAGACTGTATCAAACTAGCTATCTTATTATTGCCTCCTGATGATTGGAGTTCTTGAATAGGCACTTTACCAGGATTCATATCACCATCTTGTGTCATTGATCTACCAATAACAGAACCGGTTTGGAAATACATATTCAACGCTTCTTGCGGATTGTAATTTGTACCATTACCTAAATCCACTTCAGCAAGGCCGTCCGCATCTAAATACACACCGTCTGGTACAAGTCTGGAAAGAACCTGTTGTAGTTTTAAATGCGTTATTTGAATCATGTCAGCAAAAGATGTCATTCTACCAACTAAAGATTCAGGCTTTCCTTTATATATTCTTGGAGCTACAATACTATAACTCATAGCTACTTTTGTAATATCAGACTTAGGCCTAGTCATATTAACAGCTTTTTGCCATTTTAACAACTTTTCATGACCTACAATTTTTGCACCTTCATATAAACATTCAATTGCCCTATTTACTTTTTTAAATCTAGGATCACTTTCTTCTGGAGGATTAAATCCATCATCCTTTTTTAATGCTTTAGAATAACCTGTACTACCTTCTTTTATTTTATATACTTGATTTTCAAAAGTTTTATACTCAAAATGTAATACATATACATAATTACTATCTACGCTATCTGATGTAGAAAACTTATTACGTAATTTAGTACTACCTGATCCATAAGATTCTAACTTCTTTATATCTTCAGTAGTTAATTCTGGGAATTGCTTTTTAAGTTCTGCAATAGTTATTTTTTTAACCTCCCCAATATAATATAAATCGTCAAAGTATGGAGATTCTGTATATGAATAAACTAAATCAGAAGGATCAACGTAATTTAATTTAATACCTTCTGCTGTATTAAAACTATTTTTAACACAAGATATACCTAAAACAGTTATATCATAATCTAATCTCTTCTTAAGAAGATCATATTTGTTTAAATCGAATACATTGGTTATTGCTTGTTCTTGAGCAATTTCTATGCTTTGCTTGTAGTTCAATTGCATGTGCAATTCTAACTCTTCATCAGATTCAGGTAAATTATTTGGATCATTTTTAAATGTATTTATCCCTGTTTGTGCTTCTACGTTTTGTTTAAATTCAAATAAACGCATGTCTTCTAAATAACCCTTAACATATTCAGTCCTTGCAGCTGAAGCTACACTATCCACAGAATATGCTTTTAAATCATATGTTCTTTCTGCAATACCATTAACCACTATATCCACAAATTTTGGTATAATAGGGACTGGTTTCCAATCCAAATTAAGGTATGATAAATCACCATTGATTGATAATTCGTTTTTATATTTTTCTACACTTTGTTCACCTCTTGCATATAGTCTTAATCTATGAAAATTATCTCTATTTGCAAAGTAACGTGTATCCGACCCGTCTTTTCTAAACCACTCTGCTTCTATTGCATTACCAATCTGTAAACCATATTGTTCACTAGATTTCTCAGCATCGCTTACAGCTTGACTTGGGAAAATACCTTTTTTAATCCCTTTACCCATTTATTGTATCATTTTTGAAATATTTCCTTTATTGTTATATTTAGCAAAGCTAAAATTAACTTTATCTTTTAATTGTATCTCCGCACGAGGTGCGTATAAATTCTTATTACATGCCATAACAGCTAATCCAGAGCTTATCGCGGCATCAAATTTTGTCCTTTTATTTATATCAAACTTAGCCCAATCATTTAATGTAACATTAAAATACATATCTCCATAATCCCCGTGCCCTTTATCACCTACATACGAGTTTATATAACTTTCAATTGCAGCAGCATGAGCTTGCCTTATATCTTCACTTGAGTTTGGTATTCCGCCTATTTCTTTTTCAGCAACAGATAATCTATTCCAAACTTTATCAGGTCTATTCATCGAATAGCCTCTGTAACCTCTTCTTTTTAAATAATATAATAACCTAGGTTTGTTATTTTCAGCAAGTATTGGCATACCATAAAAATATAATGCCATTAATATATCCTCAAAAAATATTTCTGCGGTTTGAGGTCTTGCAATATATTCTAAAAAGAACCTATTCGGAGGGGCATCCTCCATACTAAATTTTGTAAGACCGTGTAAAGAACCTTTAGATCCTTTGCCATCTGTTGTACCGGATATATCATAACTATCACAACCAAAAGCTCCAACATGCTCATTACCGGGATATTTAATACCATTTTTTATTATTACTTTATTTTGTAAATTTGCACTTGGTATCCAACTTACATTAAATCTTCCATTAGGGTTGGGCGTAAAATCTACTTTTGTATCTTTGATCCCGTTCCTCCACGAAAAACTCCCAGTATTGACATTACCACTATATCTAGCTTCTTCATTGTAGTCAATCTGTTCGTAAATCTTAACAAGATTAAATATGCTATTTTTAGTTTCATCTCTGAAAGCGTGCTCTTCAGTCCTTGGAAATTGTCTATAAAATTCATTTAATGCGTCTTGATCACCTTTTAATCCCTCAACTTCATTCTCCCAATGCTCAACAACTCCGACGTCAATGTATTCGCCGTGGCAATCTTTGACCGCCTTTTCTGGCGTATCGAATACAGGTACTCCATAAGAATCAATGAATCCTTCGAAGTTCCATTCCATAGGTATGAACAAACTATATAATCCCGAGCGAGTCTGTCCATTGCGGTTTCTTTTTGTAACGTCTGAGTCATTATATAGTTTTTTAAAGTTTTCACCTCCTTTGTCAAGAGCATTGCTTGTTGAACCCATCATGCATTTACCAATAATTCTACTACCTAATCTTAAAGTAGTTTTTGTAACTCGCCAGTTATTTAATATGTTTTCTGGTCTTTCCCATTTACCAGCTTCATCATGTACTAATAAAGCTAATTTTTCACCATCATAACTGTTATCCCCTGTATTTTTCCAGTCTATTGTTGTATCAAGTCCTGAAAGTTGTTCGGTTTTTTGGTTTGTAAGAATACTCTTTTTTGTAAACTTACTTGCGGGAACTCTATAGGCCAATTCTGTTTTAGGCCTATCCATTCCATCTTGTATTGGTTTAAAGAAAAATGGGTAGTTAACTGATATTGGGACAACTTTGTCGGTAAACATTTTTTTTGCGTCAGCTCCTGATTTTGAAAGTATACCATACCTTGAGTCAGAACTGATTGTTGCAAGATTAACTGTTTCTCCCGATGCCATGAATGAAAAGCCACTCCGTCTATTTTTGAGGTAGCACATTCCGTAACATCTTGTATCTGCTTTGCAAGCTTCCCAGAAAATAAAGAATAATCTATTTGCTTCTCTAAACTCTGGTTTCCCAACATCAATTTTGGTCCACTGCAAGTACATATAATGAGTCCCAGTAATATAAGTAGGATTGCCCTTATTATAGAACCAATAGCCATTATCTCTTTTAGTAAACTCTTTATCAATATATTCATGCCACTTATTCTGGTACTCTGTTGGTAAATCTTTCCAATCAAATATATTTTTTATTTTTTGGAGTTCTTTTGGATACTCTTCAACAACCCACTTATCGTACTTTTCACAAACGCCTTCGGGTTTAGGTAAAGCAATACGTAAATTTTGGATTTCATATATTTCGCCAATTTGACCAGTTTTTGATATAACGGTAATATCATGCTCTTTATTGTACCCATATTTCCACTTTTTTGCTTTATTGAGTCTTTTTATAGTATTTATTTTTATAGGCTCAATTATCTTATATAAAGTTTGCTCGTACATTATTTAGATCTTCTTTCGGCAAAGCCTTTAAATGTATCTACCTTTTTATCTAAAGGTTTATTTTCAAGTAAAGCTTTTTCAGATTCAATCCGATTTAATATTTCAAAAGCATCGAATATAGCTAGCTTTTTTGTAGCAGCCGCATTCTTTAATCTATCCGCTGAGATATCGTCTTCTGAATCAACTATAGGTTCTTTTGCAACCTTAATTAATTCATCAACAGCTTTCTGTCCAGCTTGGATTATATTCTTTTTCGTTTCCTTGACGTTCATACTTAATAGATACTGAATTAGTTAATACTCTATATAATCTTTCACCATCAACAATGAATTCATATTCACTGCTAGGTGTAAAACCAACTAAATCTCCTACATGTATATTATCAAGTTTACTATCAACATGTTTTATAATTCCTTGATACGGAATTTCTTTTTCTTTAGAAAATATATTATTAGATACAATTGGTTTAATAAAACAATAGCCTTCTGGTATATACCATTTATTATTTCTTTTAAATAAAAATATTTGGTCAGGCATTACAAAGTATTCATTTTCTTTGTAAAAACTCCTAGTATTTTTTTCTTCACCGTGTTGATCATACCACCTTCTAAAAACATTATGATGAACTATAACTTCATCACCGATTTTAATTTTTGTATCGTTTTGCTTAGGGGTAGATGTCACTATACCAACGCGACTAACATATCGATGATCAGAGATCTCTGTAGTTAACAGTAACTCTGATCCATCAATATATTTTTTATTATCGTAGCGTGTATTTTTAGGTTTAACTATAAAGTTAAATAAACTTCGCATTAATATTCTAGGTTATACTCAACGGCTATAGCCATATTTTTATTAAAATCCTTCCACGGTAATACTTCTTTTCCTTTTTTAATATAAATAGAAAATTTTTGTGACTCCTCTACAATATCACATATTGTGTGACCACCGTAAACCTCTTGGCCTACTGCATAATGCATAGCGTCATTTTTATAGTCTCTACCTATACTAATTTTTCTTACCAGTGACATAATTTTATTCCTCTAATATTAATTTTTTAGGGTCTACTTCTTCTTTAGGAAGTTCAACATAAGTACCGTCTTTAATATTTATATTTACTTGTCCATAAATTTCCTCAAGTGCTTTTTGTAAACCTTGCAAATTACTCTGAAGTTCTTGTGAAGCATGCAATAATTGGTGTTTTTGCATCTCTATATTGCCTAATTGATTAGATGCTGAATTTAGTCTACCTACTATTCCTTGTAAATTTTCTAATTCTTCTTTGGTTATTTTATTTTTTTTACTCATGGTTTTTAAAATTTATTATTGTATTTAATTATTTTTTAGGGGAAGAACTTACGAACCACCCTTTGTATTTTTCTCTTTTAGCGCATATATAATCTATATACTTATCAACTTTTTCTTTCCAGTTTTTATCTATTTCAGGATTTATAATACCTGATTTAAAATTAGAAAATGTTTTATTAACATATTCTTTGGCATTATCCTGATTATATAGTAAATGATTATTTATACAATAAAATGATCCTCTTTGTATATTGTTCCAAACGTCTATAGGTGATGTTTCTTTATTCATAACAACACTATATATAGCGCTTTCGCTTATATGAGTTGTGTATACACCTTTAGCTTTTTGTAAGTAATAATACATATTTATATTTCTTGGCAATATATTTTCTTCACCAAAAAAATCTTTTAATTCACCTATAATCTGATGTGTTGTTATAGGGTGAGGTTTAAAATATACATTATTACCGTGTTTGCTTCTTATATGTTTTAATCTATTTAAACAAACATTTTCTCTAACCTTATTAGAACCTGGTAAAACTACTAAATAGTCTTTAGGTTCATATTTCGAGAAGGCTTTTTCGTCTCGACCGCTATATTTATTAGCTCCGTTATCTACGATTCTATTTATAAACCATGAAGAATAATCAACAATCTCTTCGTTGCTTGGTTTTGCAGCGTCGATCATTTGTTCATTCCTTATTTTATAGTTTAATGGTTGTAAATAAAAACAACCTGCATACTCTGTGTATGCTAAGGTTTTGAAGTATGGCATTTCTTCTGCCATAACATCGTAGCTAGATTCCAAACCATTTTCACTAGCTTTTCGAATTACATAACCTTCTACTTGTTCTAGGTCATATAATTTCTTGTCTTTCTTTAAAGGGCCGATTCTACTATCCAGCTCTTTTTTGTTAAACATTTCCATAAAATTAAATTTAAATTTGTATAATATATTTATTACATGCTTTTAGCAAATTCTAATACTCTTCACTAGAAACGCTTGATCTCGGGTGATTCACTCTATCCCCAGGCTGATTATACTCTTCTGCATCTGCATACCACGAAGTTTGCTTAGTAAACGACGTATTAAAACTAGTTGTGTATGTTGTTATCGTATTATACACAGTTAATGTACTCAAGTCAGTCTGATAAGTTGTTGTAGTAGTGGTACTAGTATTAAATGTTGTAGTCGTGTTCCTATTTGTACTCCATACAGTAATTGTAGCTGTACTCGTATTATATGCTGTAGTAGTATTTTTAGATGTTTCCCAAGTTGTAGTAGTATTAGTACTAGTATTATATGCTGTTGATGTTGATTTACTAGTAGCAAATGTTGTTACTGTTGATGTACTCGTATTAAACGCAGTTGTAGTACTCTTATTAGTAGCAAATGTTGTTGTAGTAGATGCAGTCGTATTATAAGCAGTAGATGTAGATCTCGTTGTACTAAATGTTGTTACAGTTGAAGTACTTGTATTGAATGTTGTTGTCGTCGTCGTGCTTGTGTTAAATGTAGTAAGCGTGCTCGTACTAGTGTTATAAGCAGTAGATATAGAAGTTTCATATGTTGTAACCGTAGACTTACTAGTATTATAAGTTGTGGTTGTGTTTCTATTTGTACTAAATGTCGTTGTGGTGCTTTTAGTAGTATTATAAGCAGTAGTAGTCGTTGTCGACGTATTGAACGTTGTTACAGTTGCAGTTGACGTATTAAACGTTGTAATCGTAGCTGTAGTTGTATTATACGTTGTGGTAGTATTTGTACTTGTATTGTATTCAGTAGTAGTACTAGTACTCGTATTGAAAGTTGTTGTTGTATTTGTACTCGTATTAAATACAGTTGTTGTATTTGTACTTGTATTATAAACAGTACTTGTTGACCTTGTTGTTTCAAAAGTTGTTGAATATACTGTATTTGTAGTCTTCGTAGTATTAAACGTAGTAGTAGTACTTTTACTAGTTGTATAAGCAGTTAAAGTAGATTTAGTTGTAGCAGTACTCGTGTTAAATACTGTTATTGTATTTGTCGAAGTATTAAACGTCGTTGTCGTAGTAGTGCTTGTATTGTATGTGGTTGTTGTACTTCTTGATGTTTCAAAAGTTGTCGTTGTACTTTTTGATGTGGAAAAAGTAGTTGCAGTACTTGTATTATACGTAGTTGTTGTACTAGTATTAAAAGTTGTCGTAGTCGCTGTAGTTGTGTTAAAAGTTGTAGTCGTTGACTTAGACGTTATAGTGCTAGTATTAAAAGTTGTAGTATATACAGTTGTTGTACTCTTACCTGTTTCTTGTAATTGTGTACTTCTTGTTGTGTTATATGCTGTTGTTGTACTCTTTGATGTCTCAAAGGTAGTTGTATAAGCAGTTGTAGTATTTGTACTGGTGTTATACGTTGTCGTTGTACTTTTACTTGTACTAAATACCGTTGCTGTACTTTTCGATGTAGAAAATGTTGTTGTAAATGTTGTTGTAGTGCTTCTACTTGTTGAAAATGTAGTATTTGTATTTCTTGATGTAGATACAGTTGTAGTCCTATTTGTTAATGTAGTTGTACTTGTATTATACGCTGTTGTTGTTGAATACGTTGTTGTAGTGTTTCTTGTTTCAAGAGTATTTCTAGCAGTTGCCCAAGTTGTATTAGTACTCCTTGTTGTTGAAAACGTAGTAGTATATACAGTTGTTGTTGCTGTCGAAGTATTAAATACAGTATTAGTTGTATAAACTGTTGTTGTATTTCTTGTCTCAAGTGTGTTTTTATTAGTACTCCAAGTTGTTGTTGTATTTTTACTAGTTACTGTAGATGTGTTAAATGTGGTTGTCGTTGCTGTACTAGTGTTATATACAGTATTTGTAGTATATGTAGTTGTAGTAGATCTTGATTCAGCTGTAGTTTTACTTGTTGCAAAAGTTGTAGTATAAACAGTAGTTGTACTTGTGTTATATGTAGTTGTAGTAGACCTAGATGTATTAAAGTAACTTGTATATGTTGTTGCTGTACTGGTATTAAATGCAGTACTTGTACTTCTTGAAGTAGCAGTATTTCTGCTCTCACCCGTAGTATGAGACGTGTTAAAACTAGTTGTTGTATTTCTTGATGTAGAAGTTCCTCTACTTTCACCTGTACTTCTCGATGTATTATATGAAGTCGTCGTATTATATGAGGTTGTGGTATTAAAAGATGTGGTTGTATTCCTAGAAGTACCTGTACCTCGACTTTCACCAGTACTATGAGATGTATTAAACGAAGTAGATGTACTTTTGGATGTTCCGTATGTTGTGGTTGTACTTTTACTTGTATTATAAGTAGTCGTAGTATTATATGCCGTAGTAGTATTCCTACTTTCCCCGGTACCTCTTGAAGTTCCGTATGTTGTTGTTGTATTATAAGCAGTTGTTGTATTCCTACTTTCACCTGTTCCATGGGATGTACCATAGGTCGTCGTAGTATTAAAACTCGTCGTAGTATTGTAAGCTGTTATAGTATTATAACTGGTTGTTGTTGCTGTACTTCTACTAGTATTTGGCATCTTAACTTATTGTTTCACCTGATGTTGGTATTATTATTCTACCGCCAGACTTTAAATTATTTGTATAATTGTTTAATAATGTTGTTTTATGGTCTTGTGTTACATCTCTTGACATAGCCCATAAATCACATATTATAATGTCATATTTTTTTGATGTTGTATATGCCCATTCATCGCCTTGTATAACAGTTATATTATTATCTATCCAAGTAACATAATCTATTATTTCTTGGTCTTCTTCTATTACATCTAAAGATGTTACAGACTTATTTCTATAAATATATTCAGGAGCATTCCCTAAATATAAACCTAAATATAATACATCTCCCCATGTTACACCTTCATATTGCTCGGCTGTTACATCCCATCCACAACATTCCCCACCATCACCAACAAAGTTCTTTGCAGGAATTTCATGGTTGTATCTTTGGTGCATAACATCTTCTTTATATTTAAATCTAGACATAATATATGGATCAAGTGTTTCCGGCTCCTTCTTGTTCATTTTCTCTACTACAAAATTTGTTCCATTATGTGCGGCGATTAAATTTTCGTCAAAATAAGCTCCCATATTATATTTGTTTAAATTCTACATCAATTCCTTTAGCAAGATAATCTACAGCTTGATAACCTCTGACTTTCATTACTGCTCCTTCAATATGTTCAACTTCATCAGCCATAACACCTTGCCATACTCCTTTACCATATTTCTCATCTTTATATTCGAATAGATATATATTTATTCCATTTAATGATTTACCATATTGTCTAATATTCTTTTTAAGTCTTCTATCTGAGAAACCACCACTACATTGACTCACACCTACACAAGTTCCACCTGCACCAATTTCGTATTTATGAGTAGGCATAAATGCAGACGCGTTTTTAGCACCATACCAACCAGAATTTAATGGTGAACCTGTATTATTTGATGAATAAACATTTGATCCATATGCAGGTAAACCACTGGATACATTATTGCCATAATAAGTATAATCGAAACTTTCAAAACATACAAAACCAGAGCTACTATTTGCAGTGGAATCAAATGCTACTAATGATGCCGCTGTGTTATATGTAGTAGTTGTGTTTGTACTGTGACTAGTTCCTGTACCTCTACTTTCTCCTGTGCCTCTACTAGTTCCTGTAGCTTTACTTGTGTTATAAGATGTAGTAGTATTGTACGCTGTAGATGTAGATCTACTTTCTCCTGTGCCGTGAGATGTATTAAACGAGGTCGTAGTATTGTATGCCGTAGATGTGCTTCTGCTTTCGCCAGTACCTCTTGCTGTATTAAATGTAGTCGTTGTGCTTTTAGAAGTATTAAACGAAGTTGTTGTGTTTCTACTAGTACCATAAGTAGTTGTTGTGTTATACGCAGTTGTCGTATTAAACGCTGTACTTGTACTTCTTGATGTTCCAGTTGATCTACTCTCACCCGTACTGTGACTAGTTCCAAAAGTGGTAGTAGTATTATACGAGGTTGTTGTGTTAAATACTGTAGAAGTTGCTTTACTTGTACCATAAGTGGTTGTAGTATTGTAAGCCGTTACAGTATTAAATGTAGTTGTCGTATTTCTGCTGGTACCGTAAGTAGTTGTTCTTGTTGTGACAACACTCGTTTGGAATGTGGTAGTTGTAGAACGTGAAGTCGAGAATGTTGTTGTCTTGCTAGTTACAGTCGATGTATTATACGTCGTTGTAGTCGAATATGCAGTTGTCGTACTTCTACTTTCAGTTGTATTTTTATTAGTACTATATGTTGTTGTAGTACTCCTAGATGTTGAGAAAGTTGTTGTATAAGCTGTACTAGTAGCAGTGCTTGTATTAAATACAGTATTTGTTGTATATTCAGTAGACGTGCTTCTTTCTTCTGTAGTATTCTTATTTGTACTAAACGTTGTAGTTGTACTCTTACTTGTAATTGTACTAGTGTTAAACGTTGTAGTAGTTGCTGTTGTGGTATTGAAGGTAGTTGATGTAGTATACTCTGTAGACGTACTTCTGCTTTCTAAAGTTGTTGTGCTCGTGTTATAAGCTGTTGTAGTAGAAAATACAGTTGTAGTACTAGTGTTAAACGTTGTGGATGTAGCAGTCGTAGTATTAAACGTGGTCGTTGTGGATTGACTAGTATTTGTAGATGTATTGTATGTTGTTGTTGTGTTGGTAGTGGTATTATAAGTCGTTGTAGTAGACTTACTAGTACTAAATTGAGTAGCTGTACTTTTTGAAGTTACAGTTGATGTATTATATGTTGTTGTTGTCGACGTACTAGTATTGAACGTAGTTGTAGTACTTGTATTATAAGTAGTAGTGGTACTTTTATTAGTACTTCTGCTTGTTGAAAATGTTGTAGTATATACTGTAGATGTACTTCTATTTGTTGAGAACGTTGTATTGGTTGACAATGTTGTTGCAAATGTAGTTGTTCTTGTTGTTTCAAAAGATGTATTAGTACTAGTATTATATGTAGTAGTCGTAGCGGTTGATGTATTAAACGCTGTTGTAGTTGACTTACTGGTATTATAAGCAGTAGTTGTTGATCTACTTGTGCTGAAAGTAGTCGATGTACTTATATTAGTCGGAACTGTTGTACCAAAACTTGTTATTGTTGTTGTTGTAGTATTATATACCGTTGTTGTACTAGTTGAGGTATTATATGTTGTTGTTGTATTTTTATTGGTTATAGTCGACGTATTAAAAGTCGTAGTTGTACTAGTTGTTGTATTATAAGCAGTACTTGTCGCTCTACTAGTAGAATATACAGTACTTGTCGCTCTTGTAGTATTATATACAGTAGTTGTTTGTTTTGTAGTATTGTAAGTAGTAGTTGTAGATCTTGTAGTGTTATATTCTGTAGTTGTAGATCTTGTGGTACTAAAAGTCGTAGTGGTTGACCTTGTAGTAGAGAATGTAGTTACAGTAGATGTACTTGTGTTATAAGTTGTAACTGTTGTAGTACTTGTATTAAATATAGTATTTGTAGCTGTACTAGTATTATATGTGGTAGTTGTTGAAGTAGTGGTATTAAATACAGTACTTGTAGAAGTATTATATACCGTTGAGGTATTTCTAGAGGTACTAAATGTAGTAGTTGTTCCTCTTGATGTAGCAAATGTTGTTACAGTACTAGTGCTAGTATTAAATGTAGTTGTGGTAGCTGTGCTAGTATTAAATGTAGTAACAGTAATTGTTGACGTGTTAAATATAGTATTCGTGCTTTTTGATGTAGCAAATGTCGTTACAGTATTAGTACTTGTGTTGTATGCAGTAGTTGTATTAGTACTAGTGTTATATGTAGTGGTGGTATTTGTTGATGTATTAAACGCTGTACTTGTTGTTTTAGATGTTGCAAAAGTAGTAGTTGTAGATGTGCTAGTGTTAAATACAGTACTAGTAGTTTTACTTGTATTAAAGGTTGTAACGGTACTTGTACTAGTATTAAAAGCAGTTGTAGTATGCTTTTGAGTACTTGTTGACTTTGTCGTGTTCTTGCTAGTAGATTTAGTTGTAGCAGTATTCCAAAAATCTATTCTGTTCCAAAGCCATCTCATTTAACTAAAGTTTAAGAGGGTTGAGGATAAGGACCAAAGTTTCCTACATAATTAACTAATATTGCGGTTGTGCTTGCAACAAAATAATTTAAAATACCAATTTTACCTGCTGTTGCATCAAAACTAATTGATCCACCGCCAGGAGTGTAAATACTAGCAGGGAAAGATTCCCAAGCCAAAGAACCAACACTAGATGGATTCGTTATTACAATTGTACCTGTTTTACCAACAACATTAGCGTTAATATTTTCAAATATTAATTTATTTGGTGCATCAACAGCAATTACATTATAATTATTTACAGTTGTATTTAAATCTATGCCATGAGTATGTGCACTACCTGAAACAGGTGCCGCAGATGTAATATCCGCAAATCCAGTTGCACCTAAGTTACCAAAGCTAGCTACGTCTGACATTCTGTAATTCCTAGTAGTTCCATCAATATCTGTACCTAATAACTTGTCATCGGCCGATAAAATATGATCTCTTAAAATATCTTTTATTCTTGGCATATTCTTTATTTTTTATATAAGCTTGTCGCTTTTTCAGTTGTACGTCCACCGAAATAGGCTAGAACGACGGCCATCATCACTTTTTCAAAAGTGTCATTCCATGTAACTCCAATGTTAAACGGTATTGATTCAACGCTGTCCAGTATTCCAGCTAATGAAAATATAACAATACACCACACTAAAACTAGTGGGCGTACATTTTTCGAAAGCCATGAATCTGATATTGAGTCCGCTTGCCACCTTGAAGTGACAGCTTCCATTTCTTTATTTTGTTGATCAAATATAAGTTGTTGTAATTTAATTTTATCTTCACCGCTTACATCGGATTTACCGATAGCAGCTATAGCTTCAGCTGGCGATGTTACTCCTTTAATTATATTTCCAAGTGTAGGATTTACTAATGAAGCAGCACCAAATAAAAGTTTACCCACCGTGCTTTCAGCAAATTTCTTTTTTGGCTTACTCATGATTTAATTTTTTTTATTTTAGATATTTTAAAGTTACTCTTTTTAAAAGTTAATTTTGAGACTTTAAAACCTTTAAATTTTTTAGTTGTTTTTTTCATTTATATTCTAGGCGGTAGTGAACCTTTCCTTTTCTTACCACTACCGTAACCTGTGGTTGGAGGTTTGTTCCCGTTTTTCTTATTCTTCTTAAATATTTTTGTTGGCATAATTATCTATCTTTATCTTTAATCATATCATCTATAGCTTTATTATAAACTTTATCTGTATATGATTTGTTATCATAAAATTTACTTCTTTCGCTTGTAGGTAAATCTTCTTCACCTAACATTATTCTATATATTCTAGATATAAGTTGACTACATTTAAAAGATGTTTTATAAACACTGTATTTAATTGTAGTCCTATTTCTATGTCTCCACGTTTCTATCCATCCGCCACGCCTTAAGCGTTCCCATCTGTCTTTATCCCAGGAATATGTATATACCCCATCAATAAAATCATTACGCGTAAATCTATTTTTACAATCTAAATAGATTAGTAATTCAAGATCAGCGTCTTTTAGGTTATAAGTTTTACAGGCCCATTTACGAACGAGCCTGTAATACTTAAATAACTTAAGTTCACGCAAATCTTGCGCGCTTAGTCTCATCTATTATGTTGCGTACGTAATAGAATCTACAGCTGTAATACCAGAGTCTGCTAAGTAAACAGAATTTTCATCATCAGCTATTACTAATAATTCTTCTCCTGTTGGACTAGCCATAGCTTCTGCTATATACTTAAGTGAAGCTTTTTCGTCTGCTCCACATGATAAAACGATATGATCGTTAGTATCACCTGTAGCAACTGCATCACCAATTCTGTGCGGCTTAAAGTACATGTGTACTTTTCCAGCAGCTGTATCTATACCTTTTAATGCAGATATTGGATAAGCAGCAGCGTCATCAGCGGCGTTTGAAATGTAAATAAATTTTACCATTTTTTTTAATAATTTTTAAGGGGGTTAAACAATAATTTTGAATGCGACTATTCAACTAATACTATGTCGCCGAGCTTTAACACGTAATATAATTTATTTTTCCATTCGATACCGTGACCAGCATGTTTATCGTAGTGAACTATATCATCTTCGTTAAGTACATCCGCTAGTGGCCCAGCAGATATAACTCTTCCTTTTAAATATCTTACGTCTTTGTTTTGCTCTTCTGTAAGTTCCAAGCCACCTACTTTCTTCGGGGCTTCTTTTATCTTTTCAATAACGACGTAAAAATTAATTGCTTTCATTTATTACTCTAATGTTATTGATTACACAATCTGCTGAAAATATTGTTGTAGCAACACTAACTGCATTTTTTAATGCTGTTTTAGTTACAAGCACAGGGTCAATAATACCTTTTTTGATCATATCAACTTTAGTATTATTTACAACATCTATACCTATACCAGCTTTACTATATTCTTTATATTCTAATGCTGCATTATCTAGTATAATTGCATATGGTGCTTTTATAGCTTCTAACAAGATTACTTCACCATCATTCTCTGGTACTATTGCAAACGATGCATCTAATAGTGCGACACCTCCACCAGCAACAATTCCTTCTTGTAATGCTGCTTTAGTTGCATATATAGCGTCTTCAACTCTGTCCTTCTTCTCTTTCATTTCAACTTTAGAGCCAGCACCAACTTTAATTATTGCTACTTGTCCATTTAACATTGCTAATCTTTCTTGTAACTTTTTCTTGAAAAATGGATTCTTTTCTTTTTGTACTTTAGATTCTACAGATTTTATTCTTTTCTTTAAAGTATCTCCTGCACTTGTTATTTGTAAAACAGTACTACTATCATCTGTAACGGATTGAATAACTTCACCTAAAACACTTGGTTCTATTAAATCTAAATCATCTCCTAATTCTTCATTCATAATAGTTGCTCCGGTAAGTATCGCAAGGTCTTCAATTGTATCTTGTTTTGTTGGCCCAAATCCAGGTAGATCCACAACATTTACTTTTATGTTACCTTTAACTTTATTTGCTAGCAACGCAGCCAAAGGTTGTTGTTCTACACCTGCGACGATCAACAGGCTCCTTTTCTCTTTAATAACAAACTCCAATACGCTTTGTATTTTACGAATATTAGGTATTGGCGATGATACTATTAGTACGTACGGTTTATCTAGTACAGCCTTACCTTTATCCTTATCTGTTATAAAATGTGGCGATTTGAGTCCGCAATTTATTCTAGTGCCCTCAACGAATTTCACGTGTGTGTCATGGGTCTCAGACTCTTCCATAAGGACGACACCATCCTTTCCTACTACTGAATAAGCTTGCGAAATTATTTTACCGAGTTCTCTATCGTTGTTACAACTAATAGAACTTACGTTTTCAAGCATATTATCCTTTACTTCCACTGCACTTTCATCAAGGTATTTATTAACCTTGTCAAGACCAGATAAAATTCCATTTTTTATAGGTCTTACACTTTGTGCATATTTTTTTTCATTAGCTAATTGCAATAATGAATGTGCAAGCACGGTAGCCGTTGTGGTACCATCACCTGCTTCTCTAACTGTATTTCTAGCTGCCTCTTTTATTAAAGTTGCACCTATATTTTCAACCGGATCATATAAGACTACGGATTCTGCGACCGTTACACCATCTTTTGTAATCACCGGTTTACCTAGCGCATCTTCGTAGATTACGCATTTACCTGAAGCACCTAAGGTAGATTTAACTGCATTAGTCAGTTTATTTACCCCGTGCATTATTTTTTCTCTAGCATCTATCCCGAAAGACAGATCCTTTACTATCTCACTTGGTTGATTGTATTCCATTAAATTAAATTTATAAAGTGGTTATTATTTGAAAGTCTTGACTACTTTAGGTCCTTTAGCGAACTCTAATCTTTTGTTATAGTGTTCAATACTTCCGTCAATTGCAGCCTCAGCTGATTCGATTGTTTCCCTTCTGGTTACGTCATGCCA